TGTCTACATTATCTGCAATTCTATATGAGAAAAATTCATTTTTTCTTTTAAAAGATTTTTTTTCAATTTCATTTAATGAAGCTATTTTTAAAGCTTTTTGTTTAATAACAATCCATTCATCAATTTTTTCTATAGTTTTTAAATCAATTACTTCACCAGATTTTACAATTAAACAATAATCCTCATCTCTAGAAACAAAATCATTTATAGCCGAAATAAAAGATTTGTCTTCTAAGCTTATTTTAGGGTATGACCAATTAAAATTTTTATAAGTTTCACTGTTTTCATCGTCTAATATATAAGCAACTTTACTTGTTTTATAGTCTTTAGCAGGAGAAATTGACATTGGTGTTCCTAGAGCTTTTGTAAACTCTTTGAGTATTTCACCTATTTGATTTGTGTTTAAAGACTTCTTAAAAAACTCCAAAACCTCCTGATAGTTCATGCCCAACTCAGACCATCCAATTAAATAATTTATAATCCTGTCTTTAATGTCTAATGGATATGGAACACCCTTTGGTCTTGCAAATCTATGAATCCATTTCAACCAAGATAAGCATATGGCCTTTCCACCATTCTGCCTTGTTTTTTCTTGAATGTATCCTTCTTCACCACCAAAACCACGGAAGTTAGAATTAAATTTTGGCCAAACATCTTTCCTCATGCAAAATAATCCTAGACCCTGCATAGGTATTTCAAACTTTTCTTGAGTTAAATGCCTAGAATCTGTTTCCCAAGTTCCATACATTTGTCCACGCCACTCAGGTTTAAAGTGAGTCGATATATTTTTTTGATCATCGTAAAGCAATGGTCCTTGAATTAAATCCTTAGTGTCAATGTTTGCGTAAATATATTCTTTTAGTTTTTTAACAGCATCTTTAACCAATAAAACATGACAGTCAATACACATTACAAATTTGCCAGTTGCTACTTCAAACACATGGTTTCTTGAAGCAGATGTTCCAACTTTATCTGGCCTGTGAAAATATTTTACACCAAGAGCATTGCAAGTATTTGCTGTGTCTTTGCAAGATTCTTTTTTGGTATCAACTACGACTAACTCTACATCTTGTAAATCTTGATATGCTTTTAAAGCTTCTAAAGTGAAATAAACCCCATCAAAATCATCGTATGTGGCCATGCCAATTGTAAGAATCATATTTCCTCCTTCTATTTCCTAAAACAAAAAGGCTGCTGTACCTTTATATGATACAACAGCCAATATTTATGATCAATCCTTTTTTAACCTTCTTTTGCAATAAATCGAGCACCACTTGTGGCACAAATAATGTTAACAGTAGAAGACGGAACAAAAACACTATCAAAGATTAAATTGCCACTTGCTGGTATTTTAAAAGAAGAAGTAGTGTTTGCTGGTACTCCAAAATCTACATACATAGCATTTGCTGACTCATTTTGAAAATATAAATAATGCCTGTCATCATTAGTAGAAAATATTTGCTGACTTGTATTAGAAGCGAGTATGGTTGAAGAACCATCTGCAAAAACTGCTGGTCTTGAAATATCAACAACTGGAATACCAAAACTTTTTTCAACATATGGATAATCTAGAGTGTTTGATACTGTAGCTCTTCCTTCGCTAACATAATTAATTATTTGACCACTTGGATTTCCTTCAGTGGGATTAATTGTTGAATAACCATTTACTATGCCAGCACCAATAATATGAATTGTTCCCATGAAAAAACCCTCGTTATTGAATAAAGTTTCTACCATCTCTACTGTAAGGATAGTACGCCATATCTCTAAAGCCAGCAAAAACTCTGAATGGAGTCATAATGGCTGCACCAGCAATTGTTCCATTTCTGTTTGCCTGATATTCTAGCTTAGTGTCATCATATACTGAACACCAGCCCTTTTCAAGCAATCTAAGCCTACCATCCATTGAGCCACGAAGATCAATAGAAGAACTACCATCTCTAATAGCAATTCCTTGACCAACAGATTTTCTAGTTTCTCCACGATCTATTAAACACGCTGCTTTTATACAAACTAAATTTATAAAATTTTCATCTCTAGTTGATTCTCTATCTACTGGACTTGGTTCAATAGTTAAAGCTTGAATATCAACTCTAAACTTACTAGGAAAATTTAATTCATTTGTAACTAATTGAGCAGCTACTGCCAAAACTTGCGTAAGTCTTTTGTCATTATATGTTTGTGGCGATGAAAGATCGTCTATCAAAACCCTTAACAGTGTTATGAATTCTGCTTGCCAGTACATAATCACCTCGTTATTTAGTAATAATTACAACTAATAATACACCGTATTCTAATCAGTAAATGGTGGAACGATTATAATATTGCCAACTACTAGGGTTATTATGTGACCATTTGACAAAACTGACCTAAATTCATAAGACCATCTACCAGCACCAATTTGTTGTAGTTCTTCATTGCTCAACTCAACTCTTAATGATGTTGTATTAAGCAATTGTGCTACCTTAGTAAATGTTGGCATTGAATCAATTATGAAACTAGTAGAAGAGCCAGTTAAATCTGGCCAATTTACAGAGGTTATATCTATAGATCTAGATTCTGCAACTAAATAATCATCAGTTAATCTTAACTCTATAGGATCTGCTGGATTAATCGGTATTGGATTTGTCAGTGTAGGAACTCCAGTTCCAGTAGAACTACACCTTGTGCTAACTTTAACATCTATATTTTCATACTCTTCTGGATTAATAGCTAAAGCACCAAGAAATTCAATCCCGCAATAAAATTTGATAGCACCTCTAAAAGATGCTGGTATTGTTGGAGTAAATAAAAAGTAGCCATTAGTTAAATTTACAAATCCAGTTGTATATGGAGTACTATAACTTGTTCCATTTCCGTTTATTAATTGTGCAGACAAAGTTGTACAATTTTCGTATTTTTTCCCAAAAGATAAGCTTATACCCATTTCAAATGCCATGTTAATCTCCAAAAGCAGGAGTTATAATTAAATTCCCAATGGTCAATGTCACAATATGCCCACTTAGAAAAATTGCCCTTATTTCGTAAGACCATCTTCCAGCACCAATAGTAGATAATTCAAGATGACCAAGCTCTAATCTAATTGTGGTTGTATTTATAGCTAAACAGTTTTTAACAAAGTTTATTTTACCATCTACAAAAAATAAAATTGTTAAATTATTTAATACTGGATAATCATTAGATACAAAATCTATAGCTCTTCCATCTATGTCATAGTAATCATCAGTAAGCCTTATTTCTATTTGATCGCCAGCGTTGTACTTTATTGAATTTATATTTGGGGCTAATGTTGTCGTAGTCGTAGTGGGCGAAACTGTTGTGGTGGTCGTTGTAGGTGCTGAAGTAGTCGTTGGACTAGCGGTAGTTGTAGTCGTTGTAGTAGGTGCTGCTGTCGTAGTTGTAGTGGTTGGTGCAGCAGTGGTTGTAGTAGTTGTAGTAGTTGTAGTAGTTGTATTTGGATCTGAAGTCGTTGTAGTGGTATTTGGGTCTGTAGTTGTTGTGGTTGCTTCAATCACATCAACCGTAAATGCAAAAGATGAACCATCATTCATGTAAAAATTTATTACATATGTTCCAACTGGAGGCGATATGAATTTATAATAAGCAAAATTATCAGATACACATGGATATTCTTGTTCATTTAAAAGATAGAATTTACTTCCAATTGTACCAGTAGTAACAAACTCCATTAAGGCATATTGATTATTTACCCTTTCATATATGCCATATGTGTTTTCTGGAGAAGGCAATGGATACCAAGGCCACTGAGTAACAGTGCTAAAATTTTCACTATTTATATTTACTTGATATATATCCCTAACCCTAAATTTAAGCTCTAATGTTTCTGAAATACCTATAGTAAACGATGTTTTAGGTGGAATTTCATCTTGATCAAAGTTATTTGGATCTACCCAATGAGCTAAAGAATAATCGCATTGTGGATTTGATGTTGTGCTAGTTGTAGTTGTGGTAGTCGTTGTAGTTGTGGTAGTCGTTGTAGTTGTGGTAGTCGTTGTAGTTGGAGCAGGAACACAAACACCATTTACACAATCTGGATAAGATTCTGGAGGACAATTATAACCACATGATCCACAATTATATTTGTCGCTTAGTATATCTATACATATTCCATTGCAACACGCTTCTCCTGCACCACAAACTATTCCACAATCACCACAATTATTTGTGTCATCTTTAAAATCTATTATTGTTCCATTGCAACATTTTTGAAAACTAGTAACAAGAGATGGATCTGGAAGACATTGACCTTGGCAACAAACATTTGGTGAAGCACAATAAGTGCCACATGAACCACAATTAAATGGATCTGACTCTAAATCTGCACAATAATTTGTAAAAACATCTCCATTTTGCGAACAACAATCTTGACCGCTTGGGCAAGCATTTCCACATGAACCACAAGTTGATCCAGATCTACCAGACACCAGTTGTCCATCACAACAAATCATTTGATCAACGCCAAATATGTTATAACAATTTCCACCACAACAATCCCAACCTGGTTCAAAACCACAAAAAACCCCATAACATGGATCAGGATTTGTAGTCGTTGTAGTCGTTGGACTAGCGGTTGTAGTCGTTGTAGTCGTTGGACTAGCGGTTGTAGTCGTAGTAGTTGTTGTAGTTGGTGCTGAAGTAGTCGTTGTGGTAGTTGGACTAGCGGTTGTGGTCGTTGTAGTCGTTGTAGGTGCTGAAGTCGTAGTAGTTGTTGTAGTTGGTGCTGAAGTAGTCGTAGTAGTTGGTGCTGAAGTAGTCGTTGTGGTTGGACTAACGGTTGTGGTTGTTGTAGTAGGTGCTGAAGTAGTCGTTGTGGTAGTTGGACTAGCGGTTGTAGTCGTAGTAGTTGGTGCTGAAGTAGTCGTAGTAGTCGTTGTTGGACTAGCGGTTGTAGTCGTTGTGGTTGCATTTGGATCTGAAGTCGTTGTTACATAAGAATAACAAGGAGATTCAAAAGACTCATAAAACACAGTTCCATCATCAGTAGGAGAATCACAAATGCATGATTGAATACAATCTTGTAGTTGATACCAGTAGCCTGCTGGCCCCATCCATTCCCAAGTACAACCACCAAAACATGTTGTTGTTTCAGTACACACACCGTCTTTACATCTATATGGTGCAACACACACATTCCCACATGATCCACAATTATCATCATCAGACGATCCGGGGTTTCCTAGATTCCAATAGTCAAGAGAAATTGATCCATAAATACCATCACCATTAACATCGCAGCAGACCGTACCTTCTGGCACTGAATCACCACAAGATGCACAATTTTCATCTGTTCCTAATGGAACACAAGATCCATAGCAACATGCTTCTCCTTCCGCACAAATTATTCCACAACCACCACAATTGTTATTGTTAAATAACAAATCTGTACATTCTATTGATCCACCACCAGTAAAATTAGGACAACAATCTTCTTCAGGTGATGGCAAACATGCATCTCCACACTCACTACAATTATATCGATCTTTAGGTCTACAATTTCCAGCACAATTCCATTCCCCAGGAGCACAAGGATTTGGAGTAGTTGTAGTAGTGGTAGTGGTATTAGTAGTAGTGGGTTGTGGTGTGGTTGGATCTGGAGGTTCTGATGTAAGTGGTGTTCCAGTGGTAGAAGAAGTACTAGTTGTTGGTTCTTGAGTTGTAGTTGGGTATATACAAGGATAAGATACGACTTGACCTTCCGTTCCGTTAAAACTAGGGAATCCTTCGTATGAACAAAGACATGTGCCATCTTGTGGGCACGAAGATGTCTTTCTCCATTGTGTATAGTAGCCTGGTTCTCCAGGGCTTTCCCAACTCCACAACCAACTACAAGAAGATGATGTGCATGTACTAAAATCCCCATAAACCTTCAGTTCTTCATTCTCTTTCCAATTTAAACTTCCATCTTTTTCTATTGCTGTATAAGAACAATCACCAAAAAGAAAAACCTCACCTTCATAAGATGGATTAATGCCCAAGCTCAGTAGATCAACACAATTAGGCATCTTTAACCCTTAAGAATTGGGTTATTATTTTTAGATTGAAAATAATTCATTTTGTACAAACCCACTTGTATATATGTAAGTACACTCATTGCTATTTAATACGGTATACTCTACAGCAACAATGGTGTCATTTGTGTAAATAATTTCATTCTGCATTAACAGTTTCCTTTTTATTCCTTTTAAGTTCATGCAACTCTCTAGTATTTAACAGTATCTGATTAAGTATGTCCATAGTGTTTTCTTGGCTTTTGACCACACTTTCTAGTCCACTTTCTAATCTATCTATAAATTTGATGTGTCTATCATGCAAAGGGAGGATGATCTTCTCACCCAACCAAGTAGATGCTCTATAGGTTGTCCAAACAAAGAATATTAAAAAACTACAAGAAACACCTAATCGTTCAATTAATAGGATAAAGTCTTTATCATCCATTGTTCTAACCCCCAAATAATGTAGTTGTGCCTACATTAAATTACACCTGTCACTCCAACTTCTGTGGCATTCTCTACTACCTTTCTTTTTTCTGCGTATATACCAGCTAAAACTGAGCGAGCTTGCCCATATTCTAGTAGAACACCAGTCATTTCTTGTATAGATGAGAAAACAACAGGCGTATTATCCATGCTAATTAGGTTAGGAAGTTCTAGGCCCAATGCTGCTGCTTCTTTTGCAAGAGAAAACACACCTACAAGAAGTGCCACATCAGAGGGGGAAATGCCTAAACGATAGCCACGACCAGAATCCCAACCAACTTTTTCTAAAGCTGCCCATTCATTATCTATATTTTGAAATGACCATGCCTTTGCTTGAGAGAGAGCATCTGGGGGTGCAGCAGCTATATAATCCCATGTTTGATCAGAGAGTTTAGATATAAATTTGCCAATTTCTGAGTCAAGTAAAACTGGCATGGTTATATTTCTTGAAACACCATCTGAATTTGTTTTAATCAGATTGATGTTATATATATCCTCTGTTGCTATTCCAGAGTTATCTATCCTATTTGTCAGTATGATACTTAAGCTTAACATTTTTGCTCCTATGCTTTTATGATGAAATTAACAACTATCGCTGGTGGAATAATCCCGAATGCGGTTCCACCTCCAGTACTGGAATTTGTAACAGTATGATTATGATTAGTGCTTTCAGTTCCAGTAGTAGTAGTATGATTATGATCTTGATTAGCTGCTTGCGTATTAGGCGTTCCATTAGCACTTCTATTATTACCATCTCTTAAGCCATATGATCCAAACGATCCCACATTTCTTCCCCAACCATGTGTGTGATCAACAGATACTCCACCACTTGTTCCTGAGTGTGTATGGGTTGCACTTTCTGTTTGCGTAGAAAAATTGTTGGCGTGAGTGTGAGAAGCCATATTAGCTTCGGATAAAGCAACTGTTTCTGCTCCTACATTTGACCCTAAAGTTCTAGTAGTTAGAGAAGTACCTGTTCCTGCACAAATTGGAATCCTGCCTCTCATATCAGGCAAAGTAAAAGTGTCATTAGAATTGCCAGCACCAAAAGTTGTTCCTATTACTTTAAATAAATCGCCATAAGCTTTTCTGCTAACAGTACTTCCATTGCATAAAAGCCATCCGTTAGGAACTACAGATCCAGCAAAAAATCTTATAACACCAATAGGAGTAATGGATGATTGTAAACCTTGAAAGGAGCTACCTTTAGGGGAGTTAGTTGGTATCGAATTATAAGAAAAAGATCCAGCCAATTTTCACCTATATCTTTATAATAAAATTAACAACTATGGATGGAGGCATAATACCAAATGCTGTTCCGCTACCCGTGTTAGAGTTGGTCATCGTGTGTGTATGAGTAGCACTTTGAGTTCCTGTTGTAGTAGCATGATCATGATTTTGCTGAATGCCACCAGTATTAGGTTGACCAGAACTACTAGCTGTTGCTGAATCAAATAATCCATACGAACCAGATGTACCCGCAGTATGACTAAAGTAGTGATTGTGATTTGTGCTTTCACCTCCACTTGTACCAGTGTGTGTATGTGTAACACTTTCTGTTCCAACTGAAGCAGTATGAGTATGAGAAGGCAAATTAGTTTCTGCTAATGTTGCTGTTTCTGCACCAACAGTTCCTGCCAATGACCTTGTAGTTAAATTAGAACCAGAACCAACACCAATGGGCATTCTACCCCTCATGTCTGGCAAAGTAAATGTACTATTAGAATTGCCAGAGCCATAAGTAGTGCCTATAATTTTAAACAAATCACTAAAAGCTATTCTGCTTACAATACTTCCATCACAAATTAACCATCCAATTGGAGCAACAGCACCAGCAAACATTTCTATTACACCAGTTGGTACGATTGGTATTTTTATAGGCTCAAACGAACTACCTTTAGGAGAATTAGTAGGTATCGCATTATAGGAAAAAGATCCAGCCAATTTTCACCTATATCTTTATGATAAAATTAACACCTATTGACGGTGGCATAATTCCAAATGGCGTTCCGCTACCTGTGTTTGAATTAGTGACTGAATGTGTATGCGTAGCACTTTGAGTTCCAAATGTAGTTGCATGAGTATGCCCAACAGAGTTTCCACCTGTTAATGGTGTTCCCGAACTGCTACCAGTAAGCGTATCTATAATACCGCTAGTAGCTCCAGTGGTTCCTATGGGTCTTCCATAACTGTGAGTATGATTTACACTTTGGCCACCGCTTGTGCCTGTGTGAGTATGGTTAGCACTTTGTGTTCCAACCGTAGCGGTATGAGTATGTGGTGGAAGATTTGTTACTGCTAATGTTACTGTCTCTGCACCCAAATTCGCCCCTAAAGTTCTGGTTGTCAAAGATGTGCCTGTTCCAGCACCTATGGGTAATCGCCCTCTCATATCTGGTAATGCAAATGTAGTATTGGAATTGCCAGCCCCATATGTAGTTCCAATAACTTTAAATAAATCGCCATAAGTCTTTCTGCTAACAGTACTTCCGTCACATATAAGCCACCCATTTGGAGCAGTAGAACCAGCAAACATTTGAATAATACCAGACGATATAGTAGTTTCTTGGACTGCTTGAAACGCAGAACCTTTTGGAGAATTGCTTGGTATCATGCCATAGTTAAACGCTCCAGCCATTAATAACTTCCCCCCATTACACAAACTTGCAATGCAGTAGTACTAGCAGTAGTAGTAACACTAACAGAGGCAAAAAGTTTAAATGTAGATGGTAAAACAAGAGGGTTAGCAAAAGTCAATGTGGTAGTAAATCCAGCAACAGTAGTCGAAGGAGTTACAGCAGTCACAAGTATTTCCGTGAATAAGAAAGCTGTAGTTCCATCCCATACCCATATGCCTACAATATTACCAGCGGTAGGTGCAGTAAAAGAAGTAGAACAAGCATTGACTTGGATGCTATCAATTCTTAGGCCATTAGTAGAAGTCGGCACAACTTCGATGATGTTAGCTGCTGCAAGACTAGCCGTTGCTGTTGGTCCTCTAGTTGTACATGCTGTTTGTGCTGCAAGTGTTTTTGCAACAAAGTATGGGGCTTGAGCGAATATTGGTGTTGCTGTCACTGGCATAGTTATAAACCTCCAAAGTTAGTTGCTAAGAAAATTGTGTCTGCGGTTCCAGTTGTTCCCTGATTTCCCTGTGATCCCTGATTTCCCTGTGATCCTTGATTGCCTTGTGACCCTTGATTACCTGTGGTTCCAACGACTCCTTGATTACCTTGGTTTCCCTGAGAACCTTGTTCTCCTTGGTTTCCTTGAAATCCTTGCTCTCCTTGATTACCTTGCGATCCCTGTTCCCCTTGGTTTCCTTGATCGCCTTGCGATCCTTGGTCACCCTGTGATCCTTGATCACCTTGTGATCCTTGATCACCTTGTGATCCTTGGTAACCTTGATCGCCCTGCCATCCTTGATCTCCCTGATGACCTTGCCAGCCTTGATGACCTTGATCACCTTGTTCGCCTTGCCAACCTTGATCGCCTTGGTGACCTTGAAATCCCTGTCTTCCTTGAAACCCTTGGTTGCCTTGATTTCCAATAATACCTTGTAACCCTTGATTTCCTTGAAAACCTTGTCTTCCTTGAAATCCTTGTTCTCCTTGAAAACCTTGATTTCCAACAATTCCTTGAAAACCTTGTCTGCCTTGAAATCCTTGAGATCCTTGAGATCCAACAGATCCTTGAACTCCTTGTTCCCCTTGAAATCCTTGATTTCCTTGGTTTCCTTGATTGCCTTGATAACCTCTAAAACCTTGATATCCTTGAAACCCTTGAGATCCTTGAGATCCTTGAGATCCTTGAAAGCCTTGGAAACCTTGATTTCCAGTTCCAGTTAGACCTTGAAAACCTTGTCTGCCTTGATTTCCTTGGTTGCCTTGATTGCCTGTTAACCCTTGAAAACCCTGTCTACCTTGAAAACCTTGATTGCCTATTAATCCTTGAAAACCCTGTCTGCCTTGGTTGCCAGTACTTCCAGATAAACCTTGATCGCCTTGGTTTCCTGTTACTCCAACAACTCCTTGATTGCCTTGAAATCCTTGTGAACCTACATCTCCTTGATCTCCTTGGTTTCCTTGATTTCCTTGATCTCCTTGACTTCCCTGATAACCTTGATTGCCTTGATTACCTTGATATCCTTGATCACCTTGATTACCTTGATCCCCATAAAATCCTTGATTACCCTGCGATCCTTGATCTCCTTGTTCTCCTTGATTACCTTGCGACCCTTGATCTCCTTGATCTCCTTGATCTCCTTGATCACCTTGACTTCCTTGATAACCTTGAAAACCTTGAAAACCAGTTGTACCTATTTCTCCTTGAAAACCTTGATTTCCTTGATCGCCCTGTTGTCCTTGCTCACCTTGAAATCCTTGCTCTCCTTGATTTCCTTGAAAACCTTGCTCTCCAACAATTCCTTGAAAGCCTTGGTTACCTTGATTACCTTGATTACCTTGAAAACCTTGTGGTCCAGCAACACCTAGTCCAACCCAACCAGTATCGTTGTAAACCCATGTCTTACCATCAAATGTATAAGTGTCATTATTATCAGGATTAATAGGAAAATTTATTGGCATATCGTATTTCCTAAGTTTTTATTATGTAGTTTAATGCTATGCTTGGTTGCATGTTATCATGAGAATAACCGCCACCAG